GCTATAAAGCCAGTTGACCATTCTCTCGATGTGCCCACCCATATCAGGGCTCCATTGGCTGCGGATCATCAGGCGCCCAATCACGTTAATGGCACCGGCGGGAGAATCGTCACCGCGGTTAATTCGGCCCCATACAGTCAGCATGTACTGCACCCATGCCCGCTGCTTAGTCGTAATGGTCTTCTTGGGATGCTTCCAGACACGGCGGAAGTGAGCGTCATCGACAAAGTTGACCATGGAGTAAATTGGTGTGAGCTTTCTCATGCTGCTTCCTTCTGAGGTTGTTTGGTCTGGCTGTGCTTTGCTACTGGCGGCATCTTTGCTCGCATGACGCTTTCGGCCTGGTATCGGGCTATCTGGTCGCGGGTCACTCGGTCACCTCCAGCGCGAACACGCTAAAATTCGTGCTGCCAGTTTCCTTGTGCTCAAGATTGCCCTCGCCGTTTGTGAAGAATTCCCCCTTCGGCAGAAACGTCCGCGAAAACCGGTTATGCCATGCGCCATATTCGGTTGGTGTGCCGTCTTTGTATTTTACCGGGCCGCAGGCACTACAAAGCTTCATGCCCTTTCGCTCCGGGGCATACGACCAATCAAAGAAGTCAGCAAATATCCCGGTGAAGCCCTGAGATGCACAGGCAGTGTTTTCACAGCACCCACAATGTTCACATTGAAAAAGACTCATGCCGCCTCCTGCTGTTTGAGGGCGCGAAGTTTCGCCCTGGCATCGGCGCGGATGCCGTCCAGTTCTTCGCGGGTGTAACGGTGGGTTTCGTTATTTGATTCGAGCGCCAGCACTTTCTCTTCGCCGATCAGTTCAACCAGCGCGGCTCTATAGGCCTCGATATTGCCTGACTTGTGAACGTTACAGGCTGAGCACTGCAGCCAGATATTGTCTGGGTTAAAGCGGAGTTGCGGGGCGGAGGCTGTGGTGCGGTAGTGGCCGGCATGCCATGCAAAGGCGGTCTTTGTTCCGCATGAGATGCAGCCATAACCGGCAGCCAAGAGCATCTCACGCCGCCAGTCGTTGAATGCGCGCTGAGTCATTTGCACCCAGTGACGGATCGGCTTCAGTTCATTACGACGCTCAGCCCGACGCTGACGCCCTTCCTTCTCGGCCTCTTTCTGCGCCTTGATGCGCTTCGCCTCAGCCTTAACCTTTTCCTTTTCACGCAGCTCCAGCGCGTAGATAGCGCCGTGAGCCGGGCAGCACCACCAGACATTGGCAAAAGTGGCGGTGAACTTCTCTTTGCAGACCTTGCAAGTGCGGCGGGCTGTTTTTTTCAGAATGGCAGGCATTGCTGTCCCCCTCCCTGGATGATGTGCATTTCGTGACGGTGAGAATTCAGGCGGCTGTTCCAGTGGGCTTTTCGAATGATGGCGGCCTGCTCTTCCTGCAGCGCCGGCTCTCGAATGGCCTTTCCTCTCCGGTTTTTGTCCTCCCGGATAACATCACCATTTACATGCAGCGTCTGACAAAGCGGGCAATAATCACGGGTTTCCATGCCACCCGCTTTGCCTGAGAAGAAGATATTGCCGTGCCATGTCCCGCACTCAGCGCACATCGGCGCGTCGCAAGTGAAGATTCCTCTGGCATTGCTGAGGTGATGGTTTTCATCCTCATCCGCATCCCAGCCAATAATGCCGTCACATAACAGGGTTGCGGGCTTGCCGCAGAACAAGCATTTATCTGACTTAGCCATTACGCCTCCTGCTTATCGCGCAGCTGCTGGTATTCGCAGCCATTGGGGATAGTCAACGCCAGGCCAAACTGAGCGCACCACGCTTCGACTTTGCACAGGAAGATATGCATCTCCCCGGTATCGAGTTGAGACGTGTGGCGAGGCTCCCAGGTGGTTTCTTTTGCGCCGGTGATAAAGTCGGTGTAGGTGACCTCTTCGCAGCCGAGGTAGGTCTTCTTGAGGTTGCGCTTAACCCACTCAGGGGTAGCGTCAGTACGGCCGGATTTAATCAGGTAT